GTTAAGGGCGGTATCGCAGCCGTTCATATTCCTGGGGGCTTTTGTGTTTTGGAGGTGGTTCTTTGAAGTGGTTTAAGCATATTTCAGATAGCCTCGATGATCCTTTTATTTTTAATCTGATGGACAGGTTTGGCGCTGATGGATATTTAGTGTTTTTTGGTGTTTTAGAAATATACAGTCGGGAGTTTAAAACGAAAGATAATTGGAAGCTAATCGTAACACGATCATATCTCACTCGAAAGCTAAACAAAAGACAAGACACACTCATTATAAAATGCTTAGAATATATTGCGACAAATGGAGTGAGTTCGAGTTTAAAAACCAAAGACGATTCAAACATAACCCAAACACGATGTAAAGACGATTCAAACATAACCCAAACACGATGTAAAGACGATTCAAACATAAAAAAAGTGTATAAAAACTCAGGCAAGTGGGATATAACCTTTAACGATGAACAAGTTATTATATTTATTCCAAAATTTACGGAAATTACAGGTGAGTGGACAAGACGCAAACTCCGTAGTCACTCCGTAGTCACTCCAAAAAACCTCGCAACAGAAGAAGAAGCAGAAGAAGAAGAAGAAGTATCTTCTTAAAAATCTATCACGAAAAGCTACCAACATTACCAGTTGTTCAAAATTGCAGTAAGGATTTAAAAGCACGAATTAAAGCCAGGTGGATATCGGATATTCAAATGCAGAACCTTGAATGGTGGGAATGGTATTTCAAAGGCGTTTCAGAATGTGATTTTCTTGTTGGAAAAGTTAAAGACTGGTCGGCAAGTTTTTATTGGCTTACGGGGCCTAAAAATATGACAAAAGTTTTAAACGGGGAATATCTTAATAGAAAAAAACAATCTAAAACCGACCAGGCTATGGAGGACTTTGTAAATGAAAGACTCAAAAGATAATTTAGCTAAGTTTGCAATAATGATGAACACGCTGGGCACTAATTGTAGTGTCGAAATAACAAAAAATCAAATCAATATATATTTTACAGCCCTTAAATCATTTTCTTTGTCTGAAGTAGAAAAATCATTTTCCAGGGTTATGTATAGCTGGGTATATAACAGATTTCCACCAGTAGGTGTTTTCATGAAAGCAATAGAAGAAAGTCAATCACTTTTAGAAGACCTTGCCGAAATACAGGCGTCTGAAGTTTTAAGCCAGGTTAGACAATATGGATATTATCAGACACCAGAATTTAACGACCCTGTAACAGCACACCTAATGAGCCATAGATTTAATTTTCAAGGCCTATGTAAAACGTTAAACGAGGGTGAAGAAAAGTGGTTTGTTAAAGATTTTGTAAAAGCATATCAAGGCGTTGATAGAAATAAGGAAAACCTGTTAATAGAAATAACACCAGAATTAAAACAAATAACAGATAATCTTTTTGAAGGGATAGAATGAATTATAAAACAATAACGTATAGGTGCGGATGTAAATACGTCTTTATCACAGATCCGGAAAAACAGATATTAAAAGAAAACAAATTCTGTCCGGTTCATCCCAAAACACTTAAAAAGTATGTCGAATTATGGTGTATAGATTGTGGCATTAAGTTAACTGAAACAGGACTGCTTGCATGGCAGCGAAAAAAGCGGTGTTTAAGGTGCGCGAAAGCTGACCAGAAAAAACGAAACTTAGAAAACTGGCGCAAAAGAGCTAAAAAATATAATATAAAGCGAAGAAATAAAGCTAAAAAGATTGATTGTTTCGCTATGGAAAAAACGGGCTCACTGCGGCTGCTTTATCGAAAAATGTCAATTAAGCTGCCGGTGGTGGAAACGCCGATTTTAGACAGGCTGTGTAATGAATCACCTTGACCTTTTTTCAGGAATTGAAAGATGAAAACACATAAAAAATATTGTGTAATATGTGGGACTCCATTTGAAGCAAAGACAGCATGGGCGAGGTATTGTTCTATAAAATGTAAAACTAAACGATACCGAGACTCCAAAGGATATAAATTATCAGAGGGGCGATTTTGTAAACAATGCGGCAAGAAATTTTACCCCACTTTTAAAACAGGTGCAAACCAACAACACTGTTCAAAAGAATGTTCTATAAAAAGCGCAAGGGAGTCGAGATCAAAGTTTTGGGACAAACAACCAGATAAGAAACAGAAAACGGCTGAATATTATAAAAAAAGTCGCAATAAAGTTGGCCCTGATGGAAACCTAATAAGATTTAAAAGGCGTTATCCAAACGCTGAAATGAAATGTCAGGTATGTGGAGAAACAAGGGTTTTAGATATCGCTCATAAACCGGAATATAAAAGAAACGGTGCGTGGCGGTCTGTAAAAAATACCACACCTAAAAAAGTTTGGATACTTTGCCCAACCTGCCATGCTCTTTTAGACAGAATGAATTATTCACCAGAAGAACTTGGATTAAAAGGGGGTGATGCTGATGCCGAAGATGAATCATCTTGATTTGTTCTCTGGCATTTGACTGGCGGGTTTTCATTAGCTGCCTCATGGGTGTGGGGTGAAGAACACAATATAATTAGTTTTGTAGAAATAGACCCATTTTGTCAAAAGGTACTCAAAAAGCATTGGCCGAATGTGCCGATACACAGCGATATAAGGAGTTATAAACACAATGGAACAAATGTCGATCTTCTCACAGGGGGACCACCTTGCCAGAGAACGAGCACCCTTGCAGCAATTACCGGAAAAAGAACTGGTGAAACACTTTGGCCCGAAATGGCAAGAGTCATTACAGAAATTGCGCCGGCATGGGTTCTTGTTGAGCAACCAGCGGGTAACAAAAAGTGGGAAGCTCAGGTTAAGATGGATTTGGAGAGCATTAGATATTTTACTGCCAGACTTGAACGAAAGGCTTCAGTTTTTGGTGCTCCTCATCAAAGAAAACGTGTGTTCATTATTGCCAACACCGACAGCGAGCGACTCAACAAGGTCGCCAGGCTCGGAGAAACATCCAAGATTATTAAAAAGCCGTGGCCTTCACCTCCAAGAGGAGCTTGGCGCTCGACCAGGACCGGAAGTTGTAGAGTGGATGATGGGGTATCCGATTGGTCACACAGACTTAAATCACTCGGAAACGCCATAGTGCCCCAAGTAGTTGTGCCGATCATGGAGGCAATTAAGGAAACAGAAAGGAGGTAATCGTGTTTTGGATAGGACTTGCAACAGGTTTGTTTATAGGAGCGATCTTAGGTTTTACACTTTGCGCAATATTAGTAATATCAAAACAGGCCGATGAGCAGATGGAAAGGGAACACCATGTCAAAAGATAACAAAAGTTTTATAATTACGCTGTTTATGATTATATTAGCAATTACCACAACAGCTTATCTATCTATCAAGTATCACGACAGGTCTGATAACAGGGTAATATTTCAAAATAAAGAATTGATACAGTTTCAAAAAGATATTCAAAGGCTCGACGTGCGGCTAACCAGGAATGAAATAAAAACCAGGGTATTAGAAAATAAAGAAATAATTTTGTTAAACAGGAATGTTTTAAAAATGTTTGAAAAGGATATAGAAGCATTTGAGGCCGCCATTAGAGATTATGAGGAAAGGATGGGAAATTGAAAAAAATAAAGAAATAATTTTGTTAAACAGGAATGTTTTAAAAATGTTTGAAAAGGATATAGAAGCATTTGAGGCCGCCATTAGAGATTATGAGGAAAGGATGGGAAATTGAAAACAATTGAAGCAGATGACCAGGCAGCTCTTAAAATCAGAAAAAGAAAGCCCCCTAATAGAAAATGTCAAACTTGCGGAAAATTGTTTAGAGTAAGGCCGAGTCGAATAAAAACAGGCAAAGGAAAATATTGTTCAGCTAAATGTGGATATGTGGGGGCGGGAAAAATCAGGAGCGAACTCAATAAAGAAAAAGCAGTCATGGTTGAATGTCCTATTTGTTTTAAGCTTTTTCGTGTTAAGCCGTTTCACAAAAACAGATATGTAATTAATTATTGTTCTATAAAATGTAGAGCTAAAGGTTTATCTCAAAGATTTAGTGGAGCTTTAAGCCCAAGCTATAAAGACGGACGTAGCTCCAAACCCGGTTATCAATCAAGCCTGAATGCACAGAAAAGGAAAAATAACCCACAATTTAGGCTGAGATTAAATTTTGGTAGAAGAATGCGGAAGGCAATCCAAAAAAAGAAAGACGGACAATCGTGGGAAATGTTAGTTGGATATACACTTAATGACTTGATAAAACATATTCAGAAGCAGTTTGAGCCAGGTATGGCTTGGGAAAATTATGGAAAATGGCATATTGATCACATTATACCCGATTTGGTTTTCAATTATACAAAACCAGAGCACAGAGATTTCAAAAGATGCTGGGCGCTTAAAAACCTGCAACCGCTCTGGGCTGCTGATAATCTTTCAAAGGGCGCTAAATTATCAAAACCATTTCAACCAAGTCTGTTAGTATAGGGGTATAAATGAAAGTTGTTCCAAAAAGATTAGAATGGCAAATCCAAGCAGCTATTTTTGAATGGGCTAAGACAATGGAAATAAGAATACCCGAACTAAAATTATTACACGGCTCAACTGGTGGAGTAAGACTAAGCATCGGAGCTGCCGTAAAAGCTAAACGTTTAGGCAACAAAGCTGGCTTTCCAGATATATTTCTACCTGTGGCAAGAGGCGGCTATCATGGTTTGTTTATAGAGTTGAAAATCAAGCCTTATCGGAATCACAAAAACAAGATGGTTTATCCGGTGGTATCTAAAGAGCAAAGATGGTGGATTAATCAGCTCAATATTCAAGGATATTGTGCCGCGATATGCAAGGGCTTTGATGCAGCCATTGAAGAGATATTAAATTATATAGAACTTTAAAAAAGACTTGGAGGCTTATCGATGACAAAACACCTTAAATTTAGTTATTTGACGGCACAAGTAGGGTGCGGAGAAAAAAGACATGCTCAAGAGGTTATGAGTGATCTTGGAATAACATATCAACACGCAACACCTCAATCTATGGTAGATCAATTTTGGTTTTGGAATTGTGAAAACATACCGGAAATATTACCTAAATATTTGACCGAATTGAACGCAAATCCTATGGAATGTATTGGTTTTGGTTTAAGTCAAGAAAATGCTGAAAAAATACGAGACTATAAAAGATAATAATTTCCTTGACAGCAATATTAATATAGTATATAGGGCTAAATTATGGCTAAGAAAAAAATAGATGTTTTGGAAAGGATAAAAAACCTTGCAAAAATATCTCTCACAAAAATACAAATAGCGTGGATGCTTGATTTAACATATTCCGAAGTCTGTAAATATAATCATATCATAAAAGAAAACCTACCTTCAAACTTTTTAAAAATAAGATTAAAAAGATATGGTAAAGCATTTGGAATAAATGAAAGGATTAAAATAGAGCGGAAAATATTCGGGGTTTCAGTTAGAAAAAGGATTGAATCGTCGTTTAGATCGAACATGAGACACCATATTAAAAACAAAACAAGACATACCTTTATCAGTGTTGGTTATAATGTTATACAATTAATGCAACATCTTGAAAAACTATTTCAACCAGGCATGACATGGGATAATTATGGGGAATGGCACATAGATCATAAAATACCAGCAAGTTGGTTTAAATATAATAACGTTGACGATAAACAGTTTAAACAGTGTTGGTCTTTAAAAAACTTACAGCCATTATGGCGGTTTGAAAATTTAAGTAAAAACAACAAGTATGCCGGATGAAAACAGGACGTCCCAGAATAGAAATAGATTGGACTGTCTTTGAAGCTTCTTGTAAATTATTAGCTACTCAAGAAGAAATTTGCGGATTGTTTAATATATCTGTAGACACGCTGTCACGGCGGGTTAAAGAGAAATATAAGCTAACTTTTGCGGAGTACATTAAAAAAGGCGGTTCTTTGGCAAAAGTCTCATTAAGACGATATCAGTTTAATATGGCTAAAACGAGTCCCGCCATGGCTATATTCCTTGGCAAAAACTACCTTAGTCAATCAGATAAAATAAATCACGAAGTTACCGGCAAAGACGGTGAACCCCTTTTTAAAGATCCCGTAACAGAGATGCGAAGGCGCGGGATTCCCGTCCCAGCTATCGGCATAGAGGACGTCAATGAATAAGTACAGCCGTTTAACCTTGACTGATAAACAGCTTCGCAACTCAATCCACTTGCAAGTATTAGCTCATCTCAATCCAAAAAGAATTAACTGGCCGCTGGAACCATGGCATCCTATATCAGATATTGACAAGATATTGAAGGGGATAAGGGATAATAAATAGTTGTTATATGCAATTAAAAAATAAATCATCCAAAAATAATGCAATAGATAGGATAAGATGGGCAGAAAAAAATCCCCAGCGCAACAGGGAGATACACGATTTGTCAAGGATTAAAAGAACTTGTAAAATAAAAGGTTATAACTTTAATCTTGATAAAGAATGGATGCAAGAAAATTATTCTAAATGCTGCACTATGACTGGTCTTAAATTTGATTTTTCTGCTATTGATGATAAGTATAAGCAAAATCCTTTTGCACCGAGTGTTGACAGAATAGACAGCTCAAGAGGATACACAAAAGATAATTGTCAAGTAGTTATATGGATATACAACAGGGCTAAGGGCACAGATGATGTTGATACTGTTTATAAAATGGCTTGTGCTCTTGTCGAAAAACATAAAAAACGATTAGCAATTTAATAATTTAAGCAACGGTCTCTTTTTTATTACGAGTTGTTAGGGTGATATAACAACTTAACAACTTAACAACTTAACAACTATATTTAATATTATGGCTCTAACCGCTAACGACATAGACCTAATTGAAGATTTTTGGATACAGAAATCCCGTGTCAATTTTCTTGCTTACCGTCAATTCATGAGAAACGAGAGGTTTACAAGCGGATGGTTTATGGCGGATCTCTGCAAGCACCTTCAGCAATTCTATCTTGATTTAAGGGCCGGCTTAAGGCCGATACTTCTTATCCAAAGTCCTCCTCAGCACGGCAAGTCCTGGACAGTAGCCGATTTTATATCCTGGATATCCGGCAAATGGCCTGAAATTAGATCAATATATGCAACCTACTCTGACACCTTAGGCGTACGCTGTAACCTCTCTCAGCAGCGGCAAATAGACAGTAAAAAATATAGCAAAATATTTCCCGGAACGAAATTAAGCAGCAAAAAAGGCGAAGCGATACGGAATTTAAATCATTTAGAATTATTAGACTCAGATGGAAATCTGACTAATGGTCAATTCCGTAACACCACAACGGGGGGCAGCGTGACCGGCGAAAGCCTTGACCTGGGAGTAATAGACGATGCCGTAAAAGGAAGAGAACAGGCCAACAGCATCACCTGGAGCCAAAAGATATGGGAATGGTTCACAGATGATTTCATGACACGGTTTTCGGAAAATGCCGGGTTGCTCATTATAATGACCAGATGGTCAACGCATGATATTATCGCAAGGCTCTTAAAAATTAAAGATCAGCTCAAAGGTAAATTTACAATATTAAATTACCAGGCTATTGCTACAAAAGACGAAACAAACCGCAACGAAGGCGATCCGCTCTTTCCTGAACTAAAATCACTTGAATTTTTAAAAAGTAAAAAAGCTGTAATGCCTCAAACAAGCTGGGAATCGTTATATCAAGGAAAGCCAACTGTTACAGGCGGAAATCTCTTTAAAGACGATTGGTGGGAATGGTACACCAAATTACCGCCGATAAAATATAAATTTATAACCGCTGATACTGCTCAGAAGGTAAAGACTCAAAATGACTGGACTATATTTCAATGCTGGGGATATGGCATTGATGGCCGGATATATCTGCTTGATAAATTCCGGGAAAAGCTGGAAGCGCCTGAACTTCGCAGAGAAGCCGAAATATTCTACAGGAAGCATGATCTTCCAAAGATGAAAGTTGACGATCCTGTTTTAAGAGGCATGTATATTGAAGATAAGTCAAGCGGGACCGGTTTATTACAAGAACTAAGGCGTAAGCGATTAAAAGTTATCGAAGTTCCAAGACATACGGATAAATATTTCCGGGGTGAAGATGCTGTCCCTTATGTCGAATCGGGTAGAGTTGTTTTAAATACCGAGATTCCCGGAATCGGCAATCTAACCAAAGAGGCCAGAGAGTTCCCGAACGGTGAATTTGACGACGATATTGACACCTGTATGACCGCTATCGAAGTGGCATATATTAACAAAGATCAAACAAACATGCTTAAAGCAGCAATGGAGGCTATAGACTAATGGCAAATCCAATATTTGTAGATTGTGTAAAAAACACATGGACAAAAGTGGCTACCAATGTGATTACCGGATTAATCCACAAGGTTGATTTAACGCCTTATGAGTATTTGCAGACTTACCGCGATACTGGAGATCCGGCCCCCGCGTTAAAATCAGACGGAGTGCCGGCCTTTGAAAACAAAAGAAGTGAAGTTATTTCTTCTGTTGCTGGAATTGATGTATATCTATATCCCATAATTGATAACGGTAGAGTGAGGGTTGACTCATGATAGGAAATGGCTCAAATGCACAAAAAATATTAAATAGTCTTGAAGTAGAAATGCACCACTTATCACAATACTTCCCAGAGGATACTGATGAAACAATAACATTTGTTGCTGGTGGTACAGCAAATACTTTTGGAGCTTGGGCAGAAATAGTTGACAACAATGCGGTTACGTTTTCATCGAAACTTGCCGCTTGCACAGGTCACATAAGTGGAATTTTAATTGAAGATACTGATACTACAGACAAAAGATACCTTTTTGAAATAGCTTATGGAACACCTAAGGTAGTTGTCTGTCGTGGAAGAATATTGTCTGGGACAACATTACAAAGCACGCTTCAACAAGGCAGAAGAAGGTCATTGGATATTCCTGCTGGCGAGACAGTTTATTATCGGTTAAAATGTGAAACTCTCAGTGCTGAGCTGGAAGTGGCATTAAGATATCATTGTGAATAAAAGGGTATTATGACAAATCCAATTACTGCTTTTATTAAAGATGGTTTTAAAAATATTATGAAAGGGCTTGGTACTTCTAAAGACCCAAGAACCCAAAATATTTATCAGATGGGTTTAAGAATTACTCAAGCCACTGCCAATAATCTTTATGTATATAATTGGTTGGCTGCTAAAATTGTAGATATACCTATTGATGATGCTACTCGAAAATGGCGCAACCTTTTAATCTCTGATGCTGATAAGAAAAAGGAAATTGAAGATGCTTTGAAAAAATTTGACGTAAAAGGTAAAATAAACATTGCTTCAAAGTGGGCAAGGGTCTTCGGCGGAGCAGTAATTCTTGTTATTATAGAAAATGATGATCCAGAAGAACAGCTGATTGTAGAAAATATAAGATCAGGCTCATTAAAAAATTTTATTGTTCTGGATAGATATAATATTTATCCGGATCAAATAAATAGGAATATATTATCCAGTAATTTTGGCAAACCAGAATATTATACTGTAGCAAGAGGTGGTCAGAGAATCCATCATAGCCGATTATATAAGATCAATGGAGTATTATCCACTATAATGGAACTGGAGCAGCAGAACTACTGGGGCAATTCAATCTTTACTACTCTATTTGAGCCTGTATCAGATAGTCAAATAGTGTCTCAGTCCATCAGTAATTTGATTTATGAATCAAATGTAGATGTGTATCGAATAAATGGATTGAATGCTTTAGTGGCAGAAGGACAAGATGATCTTGTAGTAAAGCGGTTAAAATTAGCTCATGAAATGAAGAGTATTATAAATGGCATTGCCCTTGATAAAGAAGATGAGTATGATAAAAAGCAAAATACTTTTGCTACGCTTCCTGAAATAGATGATCGTTTTATACAGAAGGTTTCAGGGGCATCTAATATCCCTGTAACTCGATTGCTTGGTATATCTCCAGCTGGTCAGAATGCTACTGGTGAAGCAGATATGTTAAATTATTATGATTTTGTTCAGTCCCTTCAAGAGAATGAATTGAGACCAATAATTGACTGGATGGATAGTATTATATTAGCATCATCTAATTTTAATGATCCATTTGAATATGAATTTAAACCCCTAAAACAGTTGACTGAAATTGAACAAGCTGCTGTTGATTATCAAGCAGCTCAAAGGGACCAGATATATCTTGACCAGGATATAATCGAAGGTTCTGATGTCCTGGCTGAATTGGCTGAGCAAGGTACATATGTTACTATTGATGAGAATAGAGTAGAAGAAGAAAAGGCGAATGAGGAACTTTCGTTTGAAGAATAAAGTTGTTGGAACTGGATGGAACTGGATAGAACTGGATAGAACTTCTGTGTAATTTTAAAGAAATAAATGGCGAAAAAAACAAAACAAAAAATAGCAGCTCCTGTAAAAAGTCAAAAGGGTATTGAAATCAGATACAGGAAGCAGCTTAATAAACTTGGCAAAGCTTTAATCGTAGCTGTTAGGGCCGAAGTTCTTGAATATTTGAAAGCAAATCAAGCATCTTATGTGCTCGACAAAATAACTGCCATTGTCGCTGATAAAGAGTTAAGGTTTATATCCGATAATTTTAATCTTGACGGCGAGTATGAATTATGGAATGAGTATGTTGAGTTTACCGATGGATTGTTAAAAGATTCACGTGAGAAAATTAAACAATTTCATATAAAAGACGGCATCGGCGATCAGCTTAGCGTTATCTTCAACCGGTTAAATGGTCGATTTACAGGCATCGCAACTGCCAGCTTTGCAGAATCAGCAGCCTCGCAAGTAGTCGAAAAGATTAGTTCTGCCAATAAAAACAAATTTGATCGGACGGTTGCCAGAGCTACCGGGGTTGATTTGGGCGGTATAGTGCAAACAGAAGGACTTGAAGATTTACTAACATTAAGCAAAAAGAAAAATAAAATATTAATTACATCGCTTCCAGAGGAATATCTCAAACAGGTTGAAACCATTGTCAACAATGGCGTTGTAAGCGGTGCAAGATATTCAACGATTCAAAAGGAAATTATTTCAAAAACCGGGGCAAACAGCAAACTTGCTAATCGAATAAAAGTAATAGCAAGAAATGAAGTCCAAACTATTAATTCACAGATAACTTTGAGACGATCTGAAAGCCTTGGAATTACCGAGGGAATATTCAGAACATCTGAAGATGAACGGGTCCGGCCATGTCACGATGAACTAAATGGTGACAAATATGATTTAAAAAAAGGAGCTTGGTCAAAGACGTGTCAAAAGTTTATAATTCCAGGCGTGACAGATATCAACTGTAGATGTACATTTTCTCCTGTGATTTCAATAAGCTAAAGGGTTTAATATGAGATTAACTCGGAAAAGGCTTAAAGAGGCATTAAATTATAATCCTGAAACTGGACAATGGATATGGTTAAAGCCAAATAAATATACATATATGAAAAAGGGTGATAAAGCAGGACATATAGATAAAAATGGATATAGAATTATATCTTTAGATGGCAATAAATGTCGATCAAGCCGTCTTGCTTTTTTATATATGGAAGGCTATTTGCCGGAATACGATGTTGATCATAAAGACAGGATAAGAAATAATGATAGATGGCTATAGTTGTAATTATAAAAGTCCGGCTTTTAAATATGTAAAGGAAAATATACAATGCCAGCAAAATTAGAATCTTGCGTTAAACAAGTAATGTCAGAGCAAGGACTATCTGAAGAAAGGGCCTATGCGATATGCACAGCATCTCTCAAAGCCGCCGATAATGGCCTTTTGCTCGATGCTGGAAGTTCTTTTAAATCTAAAATTGACCCCGATACGGGCTTTTTAACAGCTCCGGTCACGCTCGCGCGCGTAGGCGTGCAGAATTATATGGGCTTTGAGCTCGGATTAAAGGACCGATTAATGGAAAGGGTTGGAGTTTTAAGACCATCCGAAGAAGTCTTTCATCCGGATAGCATAAAAAGCTTTGTCAACCTTACTGTTACAGATGATCATCCTTCCGGTCTCGTTACAATTGACAATGTTAAAAAGCTCCAAAAAGGGCAAGTGTCTGAAGTTGTAAAAAACAGTGAAGTTCTTTCCGGAATCGTCACAATAACTGACAAAGATCAAATTAAAAAGATAAAAGACGGCAAAATTGAAGTATCAGTCGGATATTCTAACGATCTAAAAGACGAAAAGGGAACGTTCGACGGAATACAATATGAATTTGTCCAGACCAATATCCGGGCAAATCATTTAGCAATAGTAGACGCTGGGCGATGTGGCTCAGCTTGCAGATTAACCATGGATTATAATAAAAAGGAGAAAGCCATGATTATAGTAACACTTGATGGTATCCAATATAAGGTTGAAGATACCCAGCTCGCACAGGCAATTCAGAATATGCAGTCATTGCACGATGCCGAAAAGGAAGAGCTGAAGGAAAAACTGACTAAAGAGGAAGAAGAGAAGCTGAAACTGAAAAAAGAAAAGGACAAAGCCGAAGCCGAGAAAGACGCTTTAGAAAAAGAAAAGATGTCTGATTCTGATTTATCCGCTCTCATTTCTGAACGGGCTGAACTGTTGGTCCAGGCAAAAACTATCCTCGGTGACAAGATGCCGGATTGCGTTGATTGTCCGAAGGAAATCAAGACGCTGGTAATAGATCACATATTACCGGATATGAAACTTGATGATAAATCGGATGATTATATCGATGCTGCTTATGATATGGCGATTAAAAAGGCCGATAAAGCAGATGGCTCTTTGAAAAAGCTTGAAGGCGATTTCATCAAGGATAAAGATGGCAACAAGGTGACCAGGGATTCCGCTCGTGAAAAGTACATGAAGGATCAACTCGGTCTGGAAGATTAATTTAAACAATTAACTTAATTATAAGGAGAAAATGATATGAGTCCTGTACAAACTACTTATGAAGCCGAGCATGCCACTGCTTTTGAAGGGCAGAGGGCTAATCTTGGATTGATAAATGTTACATCTAAGGTGGCTGAAACCGGAGATATCCCTTTTGGCCGAGCAGTTGTCAGAGGAACAGCCGATAATCAAGCAAAACTTCCCACAACTGGAAGTCAGGCTTTTATAGGTATTACTGAAATGACCACAGCCTGGGCTGAAAATGCCACTGAGTTACATCTATATGAGCGGTATAGAGAAATGAATATAATCGATTTCGGGATGGTTTGGGTTTATACCGAACAAGCCGTTGTGCCGGGTGATGCTGTTTATTTCAGGCATACCGCCGATACTGCACCTTTGGATATAGTTGGCCGATTCAGAAAAGATGCGAGTGGCGCAGATGCTGACCTTATTGTCGGCGCTTCTTTTGAGACCACAACCGCAGCCGGCGGAATTGCACTTGTAAATCTTAACACTCCGGGCGTAGGCGTGCTTCTTGCACCCGATAGCTCTGAAACCATTACTGCCACAACTGCGGTTGTTGGAGTAGATACCTCAATTACGTATGTTGATACAACTCTTGGAGAAATGGCAGCGAGTCTTGCAGATGGTACTGAAGGTCAGATTAAAAAGATCATGATGACTGTTGATGGTGGAGATTGTATTATCACTCCTGCCAATTTGGCTATTGGTGCCACTTTACGTCTGACTGAAGTTTTCAGTTCTTTTACTTTACAATTTTCAGGAACTTCCTGGAAAGTAATTGCTCGTGAAGGACTGGCAATTGTAACTATTACTGCTGCAACCACAGCCGTAATGCCTCTTGATGTAGATTTGTTTATTTTTGATTCTACAATTGGAGCATCTACCGGAGCAATTGCAGCTGGTTATCCTGGTCAACGTGTTAGCATGAAAATGTTAGTTGATGGTGGCGATCAGGTTATCACTCCGGCGGTTTTTCTTGATGGTACTATTATAACCTTTGATGGTGCTGATTCCGCTGTGATTTTTTCTGATGGTACAAACTGGATGCTGGAAGGTACACCAACTGCCACTGTATCTTAGAGGCATAACTATAAAACATAACTAATAATTAAATATAAATACAAGGAGAATAAAAATGTTTATATATGACGCAGCAACTGGGCTGGCTTTCCTTCTCTCGCAACTTACACATATCGAAAGCAAGATGTATGAGAAGAAATACAAAGCAATCACATATCCGGCCATTGTTCCCGTATCTAATGAAGCGGGGGAATGGGCTGAATCCATTACTTATTTCTTTATGACTGGGGCGGCTGTAGCTAAGTTCGTTGGCACTAAATCTTTAAACGTTCCAATTGCAGAAATCGGAACTGACAAGATCACTGTGCCTGTTGAACTTGGCGCAACCGGATACGAATACTCTGACGAAGAGCTCAGACAAGCTATTCAGCTTAAAAGGGCACTTCCTCAGTTAAAATCTAACACAGCCAGGCGAGCATATGAGGAACTTGCTCAACGGGTGGCCATGGTTGGAGATACTACTCATAATTTACCGGGTTTTATCAACAATACAAACGTGACAGCGGCTACGGTAGTAAATCCAGGTAGTGGCACTACGTGGGTCAATAAAACTCCGAATCAGATTCTTTTTGATATTAATGATTTTATGGGAGCCATTTTTGTTGATACGCTTCAGGTTGAAAGAGCAAATAGGCTTCTGCTTCCTACGGCGCAGTGGAACTATCTTGCTGGCACTCCCAGGAGTGATAACAGTGATACTACATTGCTGCAATGGCTGATCAATAACAGTCCTTATCTTTCATCGGCAAACGACATCATTCCGGTTACGGAGCTTGCGGGCGCGGGCGCGGGGTCAACAGATCGCATGATGGCTTATGATAAGGACATAGACAAAGTCGTGTTTCATATCCCCATGCCTCTCAGGTTTACCGAACCTCAGAGAAAAGGACGGGGTTTTGAAGTGCCGGGCGAATTTAAGCTTTCAGGAATCGAATTTCGCTACCCAGGTAGCGCTCGCTACGCCGATGGCATTTAATCTTAAAATATGCATGTCAACTAAAACTATCGGTAGTTGTTGCGAAATATCCGAGTGCATATAATTTAAAGGGAGAATTATAACATGATAGTTAAAAACAATTCTAAAGCGGTAATCGTATTAAATGCAATCGGCCTTCCGGCTTTAAGACTTTTCCCAGGCTATAATACAGTCAAGGAAAATGAAATCGAGAAATACTTTGAAGGCAATCCGGCTGCAACTGGTCATAAAAAGATATCTTTATCTATTGTCGATGGTGGCGAATTGACGGCGGAAGACAAAGCCATGGCAGATAAGGCCGAAGAGAAAAACGAATTGCTGAACAAAGCACAGCGAGTTATTCAGGCAAACACAAAGGAATTGTCCAAAAACAATAAGACAATAGTTGAGCAGGAAAAACTTATTTCCGACCAGAGCGAACTTATCAAGACTATGCAATCCAAAATTGAAGAAATTGAAAAAAGCATGACAAAGCCTGATAAAAAATTCGGCAAAGGCAAAGGTAAAAAAGATAAAGACGAAACCGAAATCGAAGACAAAAAATAAGGTAAAATCATGATTGATCCAGCTTCTTTTAAAATTCGTTTCCCGGAATTTGCTGCCGAGAGTGATCCAAGGATTCAACTATTTATCGATGATTCCGTCATTATTCTCAACTATGCTTTCTGGGGTACAAGGTATGATCTTGGACTCTCTTATTTGACAGCTCATTATCTGACTTTGGCGAATAAATCTGAGGCTGGGTCAACCACTTCTAAAAATCCGATAGGGGGCAGAACTGTTGACGGCGTTTCTGTGACTTATACACCGGCAACACCTGTTGATCAAAGCGATGCTTTTTATGCATACACGACTTACGGCCAGAGATATTTGGCTTTAAGAAAAACTTTAGGGAGTGCCGCAAGTGTCGTCTAAGCTTAAACGCATAAAGAAAAACGGCGGGATTGAAGCTCTTAAAAAAAGAGTCAAAACTCCCGGCACTGTCGATGTTGGCATAATAGATGCCGGCAAACATCCTTCTGGTGACGAAACGGTCGCATCAATCGGATTTAAGAATGAGTTTGGCATAGGAGTACCTGAAAGATCATTCATGCGAAGCACTATCCAGGCAAAGAAAAAAGATATTATAATTTTACAGAAAAAGCTTTTAAAGCAGATAGTAAACGGAACAATGAAGGTTGAAACCGCCCTTGGCTTAGTGGGTGAAGTTATGGCGGATGCGATAACGCAGAAAATAATAACATTAAGAACACCTCCGAAT